CTAAATTAAATTTTCCAACAACCCTGCTTGGGGCACCCTTGGGGCAGTGGCCGCCAGTCTCTGATTCAGTATATCAACCTGTAACTGGTTGTTGTCGGCCATCCATGCACCATATACTGTATAGACCATCTGAGCATTTGCATGCCCCATTTGTGCGGCAATAAAATTGGGATTGGCGCCAGCCGCGAGTGACCAGCAGGCATAAGTGTGTCGGGACTGATACGCTTTCCTGTATCGTAAACCAGCTCGTCTCATCGCTGATTCCCATATCCTGTTTAGTGACGTTGCAGCATAATGCGTTCCGGACTTTCCTGAGCGTGTGGTAAGCTGAGGGTTGAATACGAAGGTACATGAATGTGCGCTTGTCCGGCCAAATTCGCGTAGCTTCACTTCAACTTTATGCTGTTTACCCAGCCTTGTGAATGATGCCTGATTTTTTAATGCATCAATCGCAGGTTGTATCAGATGTATCACCCTGTTGGTTCCTGCCTGGGTTTTCGGCAGGGTGAACTCTTTAGCCTGAGTGTAGTTTCTCCTGACAACCAAAGTCCCCGCTTTAATATCAATGTCCTCCCACGCCAGCGCGTACAATTCTCCATGTCGCAGGCCGGTGTAAACTGCAAGTAACCAGATATTTTTGATTTGCTGGTGGTGGCAGGCGTCAATGAGTCGCGTAAACTCTTCCCTTGTAAGTGGATCTGGTTCAGTTTTTGCGCGTTTCAGCGTAGATATTTCACTGAACGGGTTTTGTGAAATATAACCGTTGCTCGCTGCAAACTGGAACATCCCACAGATAATCCCCATATAAGTGTTTACTGTTGCTACGCTACGTCCCTTCGGTGTTAATTCACGGTTTGGCCTCACTATATGATAACCAGTCATCAGTTCCCGCCTGAAAACAAGCAGATCCTCCTGTGTTACAGCAGAAGCAAGAACCTGCCCCCCAAGCAAAGAAACACTCGTTTTCACGATCGACTCATAACGAATCATCGTGTTTCTCGATATTTCCATTTCCTTAAGCCCGAGCCATTTATCCGCTAGTTTAGCAATGGTGATATCTTTATTCACCACGCCGAACTGTTTCAGGTTTGGCGAGTCAGGAAACCGTTCCGCATAGTTAAAACTACCTGTCTTAATCAAAAAACAGACAGACGTCCGTAACTCACCTGCAATTTTGCGATTTTTAGGGGTGTCAGGCACCCCCAGATTTTCACGTACGCGCTTCCCTTTGTAGTGGAAGCAGATCCGGAGTTTACCTCCGTGGTTTTCAACGCCGGTTGGATAGGCCGGTTTAGCCATAATTCCTCCTGCGTCCAAGAGCTTCATCAGATTACATCCTCATCAGATTAAGTCAAAGATCGAAGTCCGGCTCTGGCAGATTCTTGATCCAGCGATTTATTGTCGGAATGTGGTACAGACACTCGCTAGTGGGCTTGGGGTGCCCGTCTGGTGCTACGTGTTTATACTCCCGCCCGAGCAACCATGATTCCTTGCGCGCCCGTAAAATGGTTCCAGGTTTCAGACCAGTAACCGCTATCAATAATTTATCGGTAACCCACTCATTGGGAACCAGTTGAATAATTGTCTGCATACCAGTTCCTCACACCACGTTCAGTCCACGGCAGTGGCACCACACTTCAAACATTCGCTTGACCACTTCCCGGCAGTAGAATCCGTAATCGTCACGCGTCAGGTCATAGCGGTTCCCATACCTCCGGAGCACCCATATCTCAAATTCTTTGTTCATCTCCACCTCCCGTAACCTGAACCGATCCCGTTACGCCCTGGTGTATGCCCGACGTGATAGTTATTGCAGAACTGACAGCGGTAAACGCCCATCAGCCCCTGATGTCCGTAACGTTTACGAATAATCCAGAGTTCAATCTGTGCACCGTAAGCTGTTTTATGTCTTTTTTTACATCCGCACTGCTTGCGTCTGAGACGACGTTTGCTGGTCATTACTTCACCTCCACGCCGATCCCGGCAATAACACAACTCCGCTCGATCGCTTCTTTCACCTGGCGTTTATAGGTTTCAGGATGGAAAGTTTCGTTCTTTCTTGTACTGCTCCAGAACGCCTTTGAGCTGGTGTCTGGCAGGGTTATGGTCAACGGTTTACCTGAGGTGACAACGTTGCAATTTTGAAGCATGGCGGCGTTGTAACCATCGGCGAAAATATCAGCCTCTTCATCGTTCAGTTCAGCGCCCGGCCTGAAGGCAATATCTTTCACTATTGATGCTGTAATTTGTTGTTTGAGCACGTTCATCGTGTCGCCTCCCGCGATACTGTTTTGTGCGCACGCAGCATGTCGCGGGATTTACCGGACAAAACCGACTTCATGAAGAATATTCCACTACGGTTTGCAACTATTCCTGGTGTGCAGAGCAGTGTTGCGTCTACCACACGGTTATGTTTACGGAATTCAAACACAGTGCTGGTGATGATGATGTTCGCCACGGCACCGTAGTCCTGATATTCGATTTTCATCCCAGATACTCCCCAACAACTTTGATTGCATTATCACGGCAGCGCATCACAACGAATTCAGGATTGCCGTAAGTCGTGTTAATAACCGGATCGAACTGAAAACGTACCGCGCCATGTTCGCAGGACGGCTGCAGTTGCACGGGAATAAATTTCCGCTCGCGACCAAACATCTTCTCCGGATAACTGAGATATTTCGCTTGGATAACCGGATTGATGCTGAAATCCACTTTTTTCGGGATCACTCGCTCCATATCCGGAAAAAGTCCGTCAACCAGTTTGATACCCGTGATTGAAATTCGGCGTTCGAATACGTCCCGGTGAATGGCAAACGCTTCTTTGTTGAATACCAGTTCTGTAGTTTCAGCTTTCGCCGGAACAGGCCCTTCGAACTGAATGATGATGTTTTTCCTGGTCCGGATGCCATGCTCCATTCGTAGTGCTACATGACCATTGGTGGCCTCGATATGCTTCGGGGTAATGTGAAGACCGTTCAGGTAATAGCGAACGTCGTTTTTAGCAGCGCATACCAGTGCAGCGCGAATGAGTTTCGACTGGATAATCATTATTTTTTCTCCCCGAAGAGTGATTTCAGATCGACACCGTAAACAGCCTGCCATGCGCCCGCTGGCCATGACTTCACGCTGCCGTAGCGTTCGTCTGGTACATCTTTAGCTTCAATGGCGTTATCGCGACACCAGCGGCGCAGCGGGGCGAATTTAAATTCACCTTTGCCGTTGGTTGCCTTCTCTACTTTGGTAATGGTTGCGTGTTTTGCGCTTTCGCCAAGCTGCTCTTCTAAATCCCGGCAACGGCGGGTAACAGCACTGAGTTTTCCGAGCGCTGAGGCTTCGCGCTTACGGCTGATTTGTGATTTAGTAAGTTCTGCGTGTTTGGCGCGTTCTTCTGCTGCAAGGCGTCCTTGTTCGGATGCCATAGCAATCTGTAATATTTCCATTGTGGAAAGTTCACGTTGTGCTGGTGCCGTAATCGCTCCACGCTGGGTAAAGTAAAATTCCACCAGGTCTTCGTGATAGCTCCACGCCTGATCGGTTTCCAGCATCTTTGCGTGGTTCGCCGCGCCGCGTTCTGTCCACAGAGTCAGGCTGCGAGCTTTGTTTGAAATTTGCACACCTCTAAAAGAGTTGCGCAAAATTTCGACTTCTTCGCCTGTGAGTTTGAAGTAATGCTTACCTTCAACGAAGCGTGATTTATTGCGGTTGAAGTTGTTAGTGATCATCTGTTCAGTTGCACCATAACCCGCAGCCATCTGCTCAGTAGTCACAACGCGCTGGCCGCGATACTCAATGATCTGTAAATCACGTGCTGCTACCGTTGCTAATTCAGTTTTCATAGCCATCTCCACTTCCCTCAATACGGTTTCTGCTTCATCAGTTCGTCCCACCGGACTGCCCATTCATCGTATTTCTCATTCCATTTCTGAATTTCACGCTTACGGGCCAGAATCAGGTGCAGGCGGCGAATAGTGCGCTGGTGGGCGCGATGGTATGCGTCGGTGGTTTCGCCACGGCGCCATACCTGTTCGCCATGGTCCTGCTCAACCAGAAAATCAGGGTGGCGCTGCTTTAAGCCGGACCGTGTGAAAGAGTGCGATGTCAGAAAGTGGGCCAGCCAGCGGATCGCAGTGTCCCGGCTAAAACAGCGCTTCATGCGCCCGTGCCGGATAGCAGCGTAAAGGTCGCCGACTGGCGTATGGTGCTTCTGTAATGCCAGGTCAATTGCGCTGGCTGTGCGGTTATCCAACATTTGATATCTCCTCAAAACGGATTCCTGCTTCATGAGCTATTTCGATAAAAGAGTCCAGAGAACAAACGTGTTCATCATCCAGAAGTTGCCGATCGCATATAACACGCCCGTTTTCGATATAAAGAACCACGCGCCCAGTGAAGTTCGGCAAAACGTGCAGATCGATATTCAGAACTGGTGGTGGGATCTGCATGCCGCAATATGTCATCGTTTGCTGTGAGTTCATCAGTTAATTCCTCCGCTGAAATATTTCTCTTTTGCCCAAGTAATAACTTCACCGAGTAACTCATCAACAATAAGTTTTCCTGTCTCGGTTAGGTATTCCTTATGCCCGTTAATATCAAGGCTGTTTATATACGTACTGCGAATAAAAGAAGTGGATTCTGAAACTCCGTATTCACTGCACGCTTGTCTTTCAAAACGCATTAACAGTTTCAGCATTGATTTTTCGTCAAAGTCTATCTTATGAATATCACCATCGGGCATATTAACGATGACACAGTTGCTACCTGTCTTATGCTTCATCCTCTCCAGTGCAGCAATTGCAATGCGACGACGGTAAATTTCAATTGTGTTGTTTTTCACGGCGCTTCTCCTCTTCATCTATCCAGAAAGAAATATCTGATGAGATATTGAGAGCAAGACCCAGGAGTCTCTCAGTCTGGAGATGGTTCATTTTTTTAAAGCTGATGTACATTAGATCCAGTAGTTCATTAAGACTTCTGGCGGAGATCGCTGCGTCTTCAATATTGTCATTTTCTTCCGGGTTCCACATATTTACCTTCCGTATGCTTTGCGTAAAAACAATTCTGCGATAATGCTGTAGCCGGAGGCATGAAAGAGTTGGGCTGTTTTAAACGCAGCTTTGTCTTTAATGAAAGTCATGATTAACTCTCTCGTAAATTCAGGTTATAGATATCCCTGCCGTTTAAGGCACCGATAATTTATTTAGTCCGGTTTTATTATTTAATTAAACTATCCAGTTTTGTATCCGCTTCTTTAATCGATTCTTCTACACCCTCGATCAGAGTGATGATGGCTGATATTAATGTCGCTTCGTAATCATCTCTTGAGCTTTCAAGCCACGCAGCAAGCACAGCTTCAGCCTGTTTTACCCTGTTTCTGGCTGAGATTAAAGATATAGTCATTTATCCTTCCCCCTGTCTGCCTGCTCTTCGATAAGCCATGTATGTACTTCACCAGATAAGCGACGGATTAAAGTGATTACAGATGATAATTCCGTTTCGCTCAACGTGTCCGGGTAGCTTTCGAACATTCGTAACAGACTTTCGACCTGACATGCTTTTTCGGTTGCTTGTTCTAAAGAAATATCAGCCATGATTGCTACCTTGTGCACCTGAGAGAAATGCCGCGATCTGAGATATTTTATTCGTTGCTATTGCTAATTCAGCCAGATCCGAAATAACACCAGATAGTTGTCCGATCCTTTCTTTTTTATCTTCACCGCCAAAGCTCAACGAAACTATGTTCAAACTGATATGGCTAATCGCTTCGAGAAGAGAAATGGTTTTTGAATTGCAGTCACCAGCGATATTGCCGTAATCAATATTTGAACAATCTCCTTCGAAGCGGAAGTCTTTAATATCTACGAGCTGGATGAAGTTTTTGGTAGTTGCTTTGATAGTCATGTCACTGGCTCCGTTGTTTGCCGATGAAATAAGCATACGATCACCAAAAATGTCTGCCAAACATAAATATGTGTTTCATACATATTTTGAGGTTAAGTTTCTGAATTATATAGATAATAAATATGTTTTAGATACAAAAAAAGAGCCGATAGGCTCTTTTAATATCAGTTGGGTTGGCTTAGGCGTGGCGTCGAATTTGTTGAGATTGGCTAAGTAACACCTTGCCACAAACATGTAACATTTCCATTTCTTCCTTGGTGATTTGCCACTCTTTGTAGAGGGGGTTATCAGACAGAACGAGCAATTGGCTCTTGATTTTCTGTAAGCGTTTAACGTACAGGTCCCCGCTAAAATCAAATACGTAGATACCGTCACCATCAAAGTAGTTAACGCCAATGTCAACAAAAATTAGATCACCAGGCTCAATTGTACCTTGCATACTATCGCCTCGAACGTTGATGAGTTTTACTTGGTTGGCTGGCCGATGCCCGAAAAGAGTTTTTGCCTCTTCCGTCACGTACTCTATCGAGCTGATTACTTCGATAAAATCACGGCTAGAATTACCATTGCCTGCACTTGCTGAAACATCCATAACATCGACTCGATACACATCATTTCTCCTCTGATGTGAGAGTGAAAGAACACTGTATTTATTTACAGTATCACTATCTGTTTCAGTTGAAAATAGCTCAGATACAGGCACTTGGAGAGCTTCGGCAATTTTTTGTATGCTTTGGGCACTGTAGCCCTGCATGCCTCGCTCAAGTCGAGAAATGTTTCCTACATCCCAGTCAGTTAAAGCTGCTAACTGCGTAATAGTCATTTTTCGGGCTTTGCGTAATTCACGAATCTTTTGTCCCACTTTCACAAACATTTCCCCCATGCAGTTCTGCAATATGTATTTTATACATAAATTTGTTATCTACACAACTTACCTTGCAAATTATGTTTATTGCGCATAATGTGTGTTAAAAACATAGAGGGTTATGCGCATGTTTACGACACCACTACGCAAAGCTCGACTCAATGCAAAGATGACCATTCAGGAGGTCGCAACACAAACCAAGTGCGACCCGGGCAATCTCAGCCGCATGGAGCGAGGTATTCAGCGTCCATCACCGGAACTGGCTGAAAAACTAGCCAAGCTGTTTTGTACGGAATTAACAGAAATTCAGATCCTTTATCCAGAGAGGTTCTTTCCTGATGGAAATGCCAATCAGAACACTACAGGAAATGCCTGAAATTTACGGGCAAGCAGATAAGGACTGGATTATTCAACAGTTAGAAAGACTAACACCAGCTGTACGGCAGAAAGCGGTTCTGCGTTATGCCGCTGTCTACCAGGAAGCCTTCGATGCCGAGCCTGTTTCATACCGAAAGGAGAACCGGGCAAGGCATGAGGCAAACACAAGGCTTCGCCTGTTTGTGAGAAATCAGGGCAGAGCCTTACAGGGGTATACCGCCGAACCTCCCCTGGCAGGATCGCAATCGCGATCCTGATTGTTTCGGGTTTAAAGGTACCCGAACAGAAACAGGCTTAAAGGTGCCTGTTCAGGTTGGCAACCAACTGACCCAAATCCTCATATGTACTAGGAAGGTAGTACGTTTTTATGGGGAAGAGGGAAAGGGGGGTAAGGGGGGATTGGGTGTAGGGAAAGGAATAGCGCCTTTTCCAACAGGAGAGATCCATAGGTTAAGTAGATCTCTGTAGTAGAGCAGTAATAAAAACGCCTGTATCAGCAAGATAGTACATAAAGGTCAGACACTGAAAAACGTAAGGGTTTTCCTGGAAGAGTGAATTTCAGGGGAACGGAATCTGAAGGGAGGCTGGCTGCCTTTGGGGAGGCCACCAGCCATGTGAGGGGGAATCCATGAAAACCACATCACAAAATCATTATCGCATTGATATGGGGGCCAGACAATGCTGACCATCACGCCAAATTTTGCCCAGGAACGCGCGCTGAACATGCTGCGCCGTGATTGGAAGTCGCATAATACTTTCATGGTTTATGCGCCCACTGGCAGCGGCAAAACGGGGTTAGCAGCGTTTATCGTTGACGGTTTCGTTAGTCGCGGAATGCGCGTCCTGTTCTGTGCACCGTACACTGTCCTGATCGGTCAGACGGCTAATCGGTTCGTGGAGTATGGGTTGCCGGGGGATGAAATCGGCTATATCTGGGCGGATCACCCCAATTACGATCCGGACCGGAAAATCCAGATTGCCAGCGCCGACACTCTGATTCGCCGTGTGTTTCCTGACAACATCGATCTGCTGATTATCGACGAAGCACATCTGCGCAAAAAACGCATTCTCCAGGATATTGAGCGTCTACGCGCCAGCGGCGTAAAAGTAATCGGACTGTCGGGTACGCCGTTTTCCCCATTCCTGGGCAAATACTATGATCGACTGATTAAGCCGACCACCATCGGCGAGCTGATCCAGCGTGGCGATCTGAGCAAATACGAATTTTACGCTCCGACAAAGCCTGATCTGAAAGGCGTTAAAACTAAATCTTCTCTTGAGTATGGCAACGATTACAACGAAGCGCAGCTGGCTGAAATCATGTGTGGCTCTACGCTGGTGGGCGATATTGTCCAGAACTGGCTGGAGAACGGACGTGACATGCCGACAATTGCGTTCTGCGTGAACGTAGCCCATGCCAATTTTCTGACTATTCAGTTTAACCAGGCTGGCGTGAATGCTGAGGTCATGACCGCCGACACACCAGCAGAAGAACGTCAGACTATCATCCATCGTTTTGAAACTGGCGCCACGAAAATCATCGTCAGCGTGGGCGTGCTGGTTGCCGGATTTGACAGTGACGTTCGTTGCATCATCTACGCAAGACCAACAAAAAGCGAAATTCGCTGGCTGCAGGCGATCGGCCGCGGTCTTCGCACCGCCCCGGGTAAAGAGTCCTGCCTCATCTTCGATCACAGCGGAACCGTGCACCGTCTGGGTTATCCGGATTCAATCGAATATGACGATCTTCCCGGCAAGTCTGACGGCATGGAGGAAAGCGCGCGCCGCGCAGCTGAGGAACGGATCGAAAAACTCCCGCATGAATGCTCTCAGTGCCATTACATGAAACCCGCTGGCGTGTACGTCTGCCCGAAATGCGGGCATAAGCCGCTGGCAGGTGAAGACGTCGACACCGACACCGGGCGCACACTCAAAAAGTTGGGTAAAGACCAGCATCGACCCACAAAGGCACAGAAACAAGCCTGGTGGAGTCAGATCAAATTTTATCAGCGCCAGCGCATATCGCAGGGAAAAAAGCCCGTCAGTGATGGCTGGTGCGCTCACACCTTCCGGGAAAAGTTCGGTGAATGGCCGAATGACCTGAGTGACTTCCCGATGGAAATTACCCCGGAGGTAAGCAACTACATCAGACACAAACTCATCAGATATGCAAAAGGAAAGGGGAAGGCGGCCGCACCTGCTGAAGCTGCCAGCCCCATTCCCGACTCAGACATGACCCACAAGGTAATAAGTGCAAAACGCCAGGTAGAGAATATTCGCAGTATGCTTGGGAGAAGAACAGCGTGAAAACAGCAGAAGCGGCGAAAGGCCGCTGGCCTGAAATTTTAGAGCACTTTGGCCTGCCGCCTATAACCGGAAAAAATCACTACAGGGGCGAATGCCCGGTATGCGGTGCACGTGGCAAGTTCCGCATTGACGACCGCGACGGTGCCGGGACATGGATCTGTGTATGTGGTAGTGGTGATGGTATGAAACTTGTCACCCTGACACAGGGGAAGCCATTTAACGAGATTTGTACCGAAATAGACCGTCTGATCGGAAATGATTACCAGCGGGTGAAAATCCCGGTAACCAGCAGCGCCACCAGCTTACGCAAGCGTGTGTTGAGCAAATACTCTAAGCTGGAGGCACTGCGTGGCACATCCGGCGCAGCGTATCTTAACTCTCGTGGAATATTCAACCTTCCTGCTGAGGCGATCCGGTTCAATACTAATCAGAGACACAACGGGTGTGTATTCCAGTCTCTTTATTCCCTTGCTACTGACGATAAAGGGGAGTTGTGCTATCTGCATCAGACCCTGCTTGATGGCGCCAAAAAAGCAGACATCGGTAGCAGTGCAAAGCGCCTCAAATCCCTGCAGGAAGATAACTATCTGGATCACGCTCGTTCAGTCGCTATCCGCATGTTTCCTGTTGCCAGCACTCTGGGTATCGCAGAAGGCATCGAAACGGCGCTGTCAGCGCACCAGATTTATAAAGTAAACACCTGGGCAACCATTAACAGCGGCTTTATGAAAAAGTTCCGCGTACCAGCAGGCGTTCTGCACCTGATTATTTTTGCCGACCGTGACGAGAACAACGCCACCGGGCTGGCTGCGGCTTACGAATGTGCTCATGCCAATCTGATGGCAAAGAACGATCTGCAGTGCGTCAGTGTGTACTGGCCTGATCACGGTGATTTCAACAATATGCTCATGAATGGCGATCAGGTTCGTGAGCTGGTTTTCCACAAGAAAAAGGCGGCTGCGTAATGCGTACAGATAACAATGAACATAAAGCACTATTCTCCATCCCGACGGCAGCGCACAGCTCCGCCCTGGCAAATATTAAGCCTTTGCCTGTGCAACGGAGAATTACCGGGCATAAACAGACCGACGCCTATCTATGGGTTCTGGAAGTTATCCGGCTGAACGAACCCGCACATCTGGACGCAGCCGAAGCCGTGCTGGAGAAAATTAAAATCTCTCCAAAAGAGGCCGAGGAACGGTATTCCCGTTATCTGCTGGAGAATGACTGCGATCCTTTCCAAATAGCTTTCGGCACCATCGGCATGGATAACCCCGCGAACGCTATTAAATCAGCGCGGGAGAATATCAAAAAGGCCGCTGAAGTGCGCGCTACGTTCGGTAGCTATGAATCTGCAATGGAGGATGTTGAGGCCGAGCGAGTTATTAAGTCTTCTGCAACATTCATTGATGATTATGACTGGGGATGGACTCCGGAGGAACTCGAAGCCGGTCATATTGGCGGCGGCCGCATGTTTGAAATTGATGAACAGCGCCGCGTTATGGTAGACGGTTACCGTGACGTATTGCCTGAGCCCCATATGCTGTCAGATGTGCTTCGTGAATTTATTTACTGGGACTGGCTTTATCAGGTTCGCCACACTGCAGGCAGGGAACTCGGTCACGGATATGGTTATTCGGAACATCATAAATCAGTGTGTGACCGTGAGCGTTATCTCGAAAAATTGTTGGCAACAATCAAACCTTTGTCGCGTGCTGAAGCCGTGGAGGTGTGCCGCTGGTTTCTGGCAAGCGGAAAGGATGAATATATGGAAGACAAAGGCGCGGCGGTTATTCTTAATCTGGCTGGAGAGTGTGAAGAATGAAACTGGAAGCATCGCTAAAACACTTCAGCCCGCAGAGTATGCACATCAGCGACGACGTGAAAGGAACCTCTCCGGATCGTCTCACCGGTACAGATGTAATGGCGGCTATTGGTACCACCAGCAGCCGCGCGCGGTTTGGTCTGGCTGCTTTCTTCGGAAAGGCCGGGATCAGCAAAACGGATGAACAACAGGCTGTGCAGGCGCTGGCGCGTCACGCGATGGATACTGCACCGAAGAACGTGCGCAAAGCTGCTGGTGGTGAATTTGGCCGGTGTATGCTGGTACTGGCGCAGTTTGCCTTTGCTGAGTATTCCCGTTCGGCAGCTACCAGTGTGACATGTCACACCTGCAAAGGCAGCGGGCGAATTACCCGAACGCAGACAACCCGCAAAGTTTCTTACCCGTGGGGGAAAGCACCATACTGGGCCAGCCGCTCCCGCGCTGTCCGTCCGTCTGACTGGGAGAAATGGACGGAAGTAACGGAGATAGTGCCGGCAGTCTGTGAAGCTTGCGATGGTAAGGGTGCAATAAGCGCCCGGTGCCGTTGCGGTGGAAAAGGTGAAGTGCTCGACCGCATTGCGACAAAAGAAAGAGGTGTGCCGGTGTTCAAAACCTGTGAACGTTGCTCTGGTAATGGCTTCTCTGCTATCTCCTCGGCGACGGTACACCGCGCCATTCTGAAGCGTCTCCCTGACCTCTATCAGTCATCCTGGTCTCGCAACTGGAAGCCATTCTATGAAATGCTGGTTGATGTGTTGTACAAAGGAGAACGTCAGGCCGCATCAGAATTTGAGAAGGCAACAGTTTATTGATGTAATCGGAACAAATGACGACACTTTTTTGCACGATAAGGTTGACTTTGCATAAACTTGTCCTGTATGCTTCTAATTATGCAGAGTTACGCCTGTTGATTATTAATTCTAAATCACCCGCCACCGTGCGCTGAGGGATCCCCACAAACTCAGCGCTTATAAACCAGAACCATACTTCGGTAAGTTCTGGCGAAGTGGTTAAGGACGGTGCTCAGTACCGTTCTTCTTAAAATTAGTGGAGAATGTCTCAGGATATTCTCCGCTAATGTCAGATATGAAATGACTCTTCTCGACTTCAGATTGTTCGCCTGATATCTCAGATGTAACCCTTTATTTTCAGCATGATAGCCAATAAGCCACAGGACTATTGTGCTCAGCGTCGCCAACAGACTCAGAACCAGCATTCTTCCCGCTGAACGACTGTAACTGGCACGCAGACCGAACCCGAAGCGCTCGCTTTTTTCATCCCGGAAGTTCTGCTCAATTTGCATGCGACGGCTGTACAACTTTATGATTTCACGGGGTTTAAAGTCATTCGCACTGCTAAAAATTAGCCACGGTTCTTTTGCCGAAGAGCGTCCGTCCCGTATCTGGGATTTACGCTCTATGCGGCACCGGGAACGGCGATTTTTCCGGCCTTTCGGCTCTTTTGTATGCAGATAAAAATGACCATCACATCGGGCATATTCCGAACGGGCAAGTGTACCCGGTCCCAGATATTCTGGCTTGCTGCTGGCCTGTAATTCCTGACGCCTGAACCAGTATTCGCCTTTGCTGTCCAGTCGCATCTGGATATTGCCCCTGATGCGTCCGATAAAATCCCATCTGAGTGATTTTATATGCCGGAACCATGCGTTCTGGAAGCCCGCATCGGTAACTATTATGACTCTGGCCTTCGGGTTTACAGCCCCGGCAAGGGCATCCAGAAAGGCTTTTTGTATCTGTGAGTTCTGCTGTTTTTCTGACGGGACTATCCAGCTTAATAAGGGAAGCGAACGTCCGTCGCAGAGCAGGCTGGCGCGGAGGACATGGTATTCCTGAGACGGATAGCCATTCCAGTCAACAGCAATAACACACAGCGATAATTTTTGTGTCAGCATATTAATAATGCCTTTGAAAATCAGAGGAATATCACAATGAAGTGATTCATTACCCAGCAGGCGATCAACACGTTTGATTTTATTTTTAACCTGGGCAGCGCCGGGTAAATAACAGCCGATACTGGTCAGCGTCAGTGATGCGCCGTTGATTAAGGCGAGGGTGGCATCCAGTAAGGCATTTTGTCGGTATTTGTGAAACGGAGCTAAGGCATCGCGGAAGAAATTCTGACATACTTGATAAGCAGGCATAGAGGTGATCTCATTGAATTGGTTGCACAATCAGTAGATCACAAAACTCTATGCCTGTCTTTTTTCACCCGCTCATTACTGGGGATTCCTCAGCGCTACTAAGCGGGTTTTTTGTGCCCGTAAACTGGGGAAGTTTGTTTTTTAATTTTATCCAGCGAGACGTAAAGTATAACTGAGTTATGGTTAGCACCCGCTTTAACACATTAGGTGGTTTACCTGATAGTTTCTGTGGGAGGGGGTATGATAAAAAAGTAATATTATTTTTAGTGTTTTTTCTGGTTATGCAAGTGCCGTTGATTTTGTATATCGTGTTGACTCGAGACCTTCAGATGTGATTTTTCGGGATGGTTTTGCTTCTCACGGTAATAACAGGAATCTTCAGCAACATATAAGAGGTGACTCCTGTGCCGCCGGTAGTCGAGACAGTAACTATATTGCGATTATCTCAGATATTAATGAGGCTTATAATATAGCGCGATTATATTACTCCAGAGCAACATTTAGCGGCAGGTTGTACAGATACAGAATCCGTGCAGACAATAGTTTCTACAGCCTTTCGCCGTCTGTCGCTTATATTGAGTCACGTGGTATCCAGTTTGGTCATTTTGAGCGAGTGATGATGCGGTTACAAAGTGAGTATGCATATGTAAATTCTATCCCAATTGAAAATATCCAGGAAGCAGTTGAGCTTGTTTACGACGGAAATACAAGTATGGTAAATATTGTTGGAGTTGATTATGAAAAAGAAATTAAAGGTTTTGACTCTTGCTCTTGCCTCATTATCCAGTGTTTGTTATGCAGGCATGGCTGATTATGATAAGTATATGAGCAATGCTCAGATTAACAATCTGTCTTATGGTGTGTATACGTCTGGGGGTAAGGAAACTCAGTATTTCTGTATCGGACTGAAGAGGGGGAGTCAAGTTCCTGCTGTTAATAATATCTGTAAAATTGATGTGTTTGGGACCCATGAACAGGGGTTTGATAATATGCTGGCGACAGCAAGGTATTATTATACTACAGGGGCGGATGTAAGGGTGTATTATAAAGAAAATGTCTGGAGTGACAGTGAATTCACAGCTGCATTCTCTGCTAATGAATTAATTGCGTTAACTTCCTGCAGCTCATCAACTTATTGTATGGGGCCTTTGAATCCAAAATAAATATTGTTAGTGGAATGGATTTGGGGATTGTGTTTGGAGCATTTGCGGGATTGTTTTTCATGGCACCAATGCCGCAGGTGCTGTCACCCAAAAGCACTCCTTCAAGGTTCTGGCAACCGTGGGTGGTTTGTTTGATGGAGTACCTCTTGAGGTTAGAACTCTCACCATAAAGGCTGCGCGTTTGCGTGGCCTTTTTCGTATTCAGGCTCACGGGTATCACTCATTGCGTGCTTTGTTGATAAATTCAGCCCGTGAAGCCAGATCCTGTTTCCCCTCATTTCTGAGAGGGCTCACATAACCAGAGGGGGCTTAATGTCCGAACCGGTATCCAGTGCGACAGTGTTGGCTGGTGGATTAATGGGGGCCAGTGTATTCGGTCTGGCAACCGGAACCGATTATGGTGTGGTATTCGGTGCCTTTGCCGGCGCGGTGTTTTATGTCGCCACGGCAACCAATATCGGACGCATCAGGCTGGTCGCTTATTTTATTACATCATTTATCGTGGGAGTGCTTGGTGCCGGGCTGATAGGTACTAAGCTTGCGGCAATAACGCATTATGAAAAACCACTGGATGCACTTGGCGCAGTAATTATTTCTGCAATGTGTATAAAGTTTCTCACTTTTCTCAACAGTCAGGATCTGAACACTCTGTTCAGTATTCTCTCTCGTATCAGGGGAGGGGGATCAGATGGTAGCAAATGACCCTTCTGCAGTTCTGAATGCCGTAATTTGTGGGGTAATAGTCATCGTTTTGATGTTTTACCGACGCGGTGATGCGACACACCGCCCCCTGATTTCGTTACTGGCCTATGTCATGGTGCTGGTATATGCCAGCGTCCCTTTCCGGTTTGTTTTTGGTTTATATGAATCATCCCACTGGCTGGTGGTGATGGTGAATATCCTTATCTGCGCCGCTGTGCTGTGGGCTCGCGGTAATGTGGCGCGTCTGGTTGATGCACTGAGGCACTGATGAATCAACAACAATTTCAGCAGGCGGCTGGTATTAGCGCCGGGCTTTCTGCGCGCTGGTATCCGTATATTACGGCGGCAATGAGCGAATTCGGTATCACTGCGCCACTGGATCAGGCCATGTTTATTGCACAAACGGGACATGAATCAGCAGGATTTACTGTTCTGAAGGAAAGCTTCAATTATTCAGTGGAGGCGCTGAAAAAGACGTTTGGTAAACGTCTGACGCCGTATCAGTGCGAAATGCTGGGACGTATTGATGATCGCCAGGTTGCCCACCAGCCACAAATAGCCAATCTGGTTTATGGTGGCCGCATGGGTAACAAAGACGCCGGAGATGGCTGGAAGTATCGCGGGCGTGGGCTTATCCAGATTACCGGGCTGGAGAATTACACCAGATGCGGCGTTGCCCTGAATCTGGATCTGGTGGCGAATCCGGGACAGCTTGAACTGGATCGTCATGCCGCCCGTTCCGCAGCGTGGTTTTTTGTGACTAGAGGGTGTCTGAAATACTCCGGCGACCTGGTACGTGTTACGCAGATCATCAACGGAGGGCAGAACGGCATCGGTGACAGGCGAGAGCGCTTTGAAAAAGCAAAATCGGTGCTGGTATGAATCTGTTACCTGTATTGCTTAAAAAATTCTGGAAGCCATTAGCAGAAATACTGCTGGTGGCTTTTTTGTTATGTGCTGGTGCGTACTGGTGTTATTCACGAGGTTATCAGAAGGCGGATACATCCTGGAAATTCCAGTGGGCGCAACGAGACCTTACTGATGCGACCACCGCATTGCAGCGGAAGTAACCGAAAGAGCGAAAGAGCAGCGTCGCCAGCACGCCGCAGATGAAGAACGGAAAAGAGCTGATGAAGAACTGGCAAAAATACAGGCCGATGCTGATGCTGCTGAGCGTGCTCGCGGTGGGCTGCAACAGCAGCTCGCAACAGTACAACGGCAGCTCGCAGGAAGTGAAACCGGCAGGCTTTCCGCTCTTGCCGCAGCAAGCCAGGCAAAAGCCGAGACCGGAATACTGCTCGCCCAGTTGCTTGGCGAAGCTGACGATCTGGCGGGAAAGTTCGCAAAAGAGGCTGATGAGCGTTATGTCGCCGGAAGTACCTGCGAGCGCACCTACGACAAAGTAACGGGGAACAGTAATGGAAATTAAGTTGATTAAATACTGGAAGGTTGAATTATTTGAGGAACCAAAGGTTACTGCTTCTGTAATCAATGGAATTCTCCCCATTGAAGAAAGGAGCCCATTTTTAACAGGGTACTCAAACACCCAGTTCGACCTGCGAAAAGCTGTGATTAATGGGGAAGAGTTTATCACCCTGTGTTGTGATCCTGGTTCACTTCAAACTCGTTCCGTTCGCATCAGCCGAATCCATGAATTTAAATGTACACCGATTTATGAGAGTGACGACACTTTTCAGGAAGCTGCTAAGCCACTGATGAAATGGCTGGTTGAAAATGTGCACCAACATCATCAAGCCATTGTGACCAGTTCACATGCAGAGCTGCTGGAAAGTCAGATCGTGGCTAAGACTGACGAATTTCTGAAGGGATAAGGCATTACAGCAGGCATTTACTGAGTGCCTGCGATAATGCCCTTGAATTATGTTGTGAAATCCCCATTTATATTTTGCAGCCCACCACTTCGGCAGGGTAAAAAAGGGAATTGAAATGTTAAAAGATTATTTTGCGAGATTAACGACAGATCAAGAAAGGCGAGTTATGGCTGTAGAAGCTGCATTAGAGATCGCAAAAGCTTCTGTGAGCGCGCCATCTTCCTATACTGGTATTAAAACTGAGTTTGATTTGAAGAAAGTCGCATCAGAGATTAACGCCTTAGCTGACGCTATCCAGGACGCTCTGGAAACTGATGATGACGAAGAGTAATTTTTCTATCTGATTAATAACCCGCTACGGCGGGTTTTTTATTGTCTATGGAAAACCCCCAGCTAGGCTGGGGGTTCCGGAAAGCTTTCAGCTTTAAGCCAGTTATTAAAACCCCTTTTGATTTGTTAAAACATCTTGCGGTCTGGCAACTGCAAAAGTTCAACAAGAAATCAAAAGGGGGTCCCAATGGGGGACGAAAAGAGCTTAGCGCACACCCGATGGAACTGTAAATATCACATAGTTTTCGCGCCCAAATACCGAAGACAAGCGTTCTATGGAGAGAAGCGTAGGGCAGTAGGCAGCATATTAAGAAAATTGTGTGAATGGAAAAACGTACGAATTCTGGAAGCAGAATGTTGCGCAGATCATATTCACATGCTTCTGGAGATCCCGCCGAAGATGAGTGTGCCGAGTTTCATGGGATATCTGAAGGGTAAAAGTAGTCTGATGCTTTACGAGCAGTTTGGGGATCTAAAATTCAAATACAGGAACAGGGAGTTCTGGTGCAGAGGGTACTATGTCGATACGGTGGGTAAGAATACGGCGAAGATACAGGACTACATAAAGCACCAGCTTGAAGAGGATAAAATGGGTGAGCAATTATCGATCCCTTATCCGGGCAGCCCGTTTACGGGCCGTAAGTAACGAAGTTTGAAGCAAATGTCAGATCGTATGCGCCTGTTAGGGCGCGGCTGGTAAGAGAGCCTTACAGGCGCATCTGAAAAACCTCCGGCTATGCCGGAGGATATTTATTGCCATCACCATGGGGAGCCCCATGTAATGGTTTTAACCTCAGGTGCAGAATTATGGCAAAACCGGACTGGGGAGCACTGCAACACCAGTTCCTCGCCGAGCATGCTAAATCCGGTATTTCCCCCAAAGACTGGTGTGAAGCGCAGGGACTGAATTACGCCAGCGCAAAGCGTTATATCAAGATTGCGAATAGTGCTGCGAATTCGCAAAAAAAAACTGCGAATCAAACTGCGAATTCGCAGAAAGGAAAAATGCGTAACTCCGCTCAGGAGAAGGCTTGCAAGGGAAAGGATAAAACTGCGAATAAAAGCGAAAACTCCACAAATTCTCCAGAAACGAAACCGATACGCGGATCCAGGCGGTCACCGCCAACAAACCCATTCAAACCCGGAAACCAGCAAGCCCTTAAACATGGGGGATATGGGCGCCGCATGCTTCTATCTGACGCCATTACAGAGGATGCACAAGCGCTCACACTGGATGATGAGCTTTTCTGGTTACGTGCTGCGAACTTGACTGCGGCGGAGAACATCGGTCGCTGGCAGGCAGAGTTAGAACTCGCTAATGACGAGACAGCAAAAGACCTTCACGAACTTATTTCCTCTGCTGAAAAGGCCATGCACCGCAATACGCAACGCATTGAGTCACTGGAATACACCAAAGGCTCGATAGAGAAGCTCCGGGTCGATGCTGCCTACCGCGAACGCGCCACTGAAAAAGTGGAAATGGAAATCGGCATCATGAAGGACGGCGATAGCGACAACGCGATCGTTGTACACAATACCCTGCCGATACCAGGAAGATGATATGGCCGACATTTACCTCCCGACGCTGCATGACGGGCAGTTAAAGGTCTGGTCTGATTCCTGGGAAGGTCAGCTTCATGCGGTCCGGTGTGGCCGCCGCTGGGGTAAGACATTCATGCTGTCCAGCGCCGCGGTGACCTATGCTACTGCGCCGTTTAAGCGTCCGGGTATGGATATTGAACTCGGCGGCAGGGTGGGGATTTTTACTGCTGAATATCGTCAGTATCAGGAAATCTACGACAAGCTCGAAGAAATCCTGCTGCCTCTGAAGAAAAGCTTCAGCCGCCAGGAGAAGCGCCTGCTGCTGAAGAACGGCGGGAAGATCGACTTCTGGGTCACCAACGACAACAAACTGGCAGGCCGTGGTCGTGAATACGAAATTATCCTGATAGACGAGGCGGCGTTTACCAAGTCGCCTGAAATGCTGAGGGAGATATGGCCCAAGTCGATTAAACCGACGCTACTGACGACAAAAGGCCGGGCTTACGTATTTTCTACGCCAGACGGGGTGGACGAGGAGAACTTCTTCTACGCCATCTGCCACGATAAGAACCTTGGCTTTATAGAGCATCACGCGCCGACGTCCTCAAACCCGTTCGTTCCTCCGGAAGAACTGGAGAAGGAAAAGGCGAACAACGACCCGCGCGTGTTCCGCCAGGAGTTTCTTGCCGAGTTCGTCGACTGGTCAGCCGCTTCGCTGTTCGACGTCCGCAAATGGTTCGAAGGTGAGAATCAGGATCAACCTGTCGATTACCCTGAAATGTGCCAGGCCGTCTTCGCTGTCATGGATACCGCTGTCAAAGGTGGATTAGAACATGACGGAACGGCGGTGGTGTATTACGCCGTTGATACTCGCCCGGGAAGAATACGTCTGACCATTCTCGACTGGGATGTAGTGCAGATTGACGGTGCGCTGCTGGAAACGTGGATACCTTCGGTATTCGATCGCCTCAACGAGCTTTCCGGTCAGTGCGTTGCTATCAACGGCAGTCTCGGCGTGTTTATCGAAGATGCCGGCATGGTCTGCATCCTCCTGCAGAAAGGCGAGAGCCTGGGATGGCCGGTCAACAAAATTGAGTCCGCCCTGACCAGCAAAGGAAAGGACGAGCGCGCAATTATGGCCTCCGGTTACCACTACCGCGGCCTGGCGAAAATATCCCGATACGCCTACGAGAAGACAGCCGTCTTCAAGGGCGAAACAGCCAACCATCTGCACAAGCAGGTTTCCCGATTCCACCTTGCCGACAAGAACGCGCATAAACGCGCCGATGACCTGCTCGACGATTACACCTACGGGCTGATCATTGCATTCGGTAGCGGCGATGCAATCTGACGAGAAAACTAATGAACGAAGACGATTTCGAAATCGGCAGCTGCTCTCACTCAGAGTTGATGGCATTGCTGGACAGCGACGACATCCAGCCAGGTTCTACGGCTGGCTATCAGACATGCAAAACGGTTTATCTCTATCACCCGTTGGGCAGCAAGATGGTGGATCGCCCGATTAAAATGGCGATGAATGAGCCGCGCACCGTCCATGTTGCCCAGTCCTATGGCCTTGAGCAGCGCCTGCGTGACGCGTTCGAGCGAGAATGGAAAGCGATGGGTGCTAACCAGCACATCGCCAACGCCGCGCGGATCGCCCGAATTTACGGCGTATCTGCGATTGCAATGCTGGTGGATAACCAGGAGCCGAATGAATCGCTGGATTACCGCACGCTGTACAAGCACAACGTCAGCTTTAACATTCTCGACCCGCTGAACACCGCTGGCAGCATAGTGCTGAATCAGGACCCGAACGCTCAGGACTTCCAGAAAGTCGACGGTATCCGGGTGGCGGGCAAGCCGTATCACAAATCGCGCTGTGTCGTCGTACAGAACGAGGATCCGATTTATCTCGCATACAACCCTGCGGCGTTTGGCTTTACCGGGCGCAGCGTGTACCAGCGAGCCCTGTATCCGCTGAAGTCCTTCATTCAGACCATGCGCACCGACGATATGGTTGCGGTGAAAGGCGGCCTGCTGGTGACGAAAATCAAGGGGCCAAGCTCCATTGTCAACAACATGATGCAGAAGCTCAGCGGCATTAAGCGCATGATGTTGAAGCGTGGGAAGACCGGAGAAGTCCTTCAGATCGGCGAGAGCGACAATATCGAGTCAATCGACTTGAGCAACCTGGAGAAGCCTCTCGACTCTGCGCGTAAACACATCCTGGAGAACGTGGCCGCCGCCGCTGACATGCCGGCGATCATTCTCAACTCTGAGACGTTCGCCCAGGGCTTTGGTGAAGGCACGGAAGATGCGCGGGCCGTAGCGGTATACATCGACAACATCCGCGAATGGCTTGACCAACTGTATGCGTTCTTCATTCGCGTTTGCCAGTACCGCGCCTGGAGTATTGAATTCTTCCAGTCACTGCGTGCCGATTTCCCTGAGCTGAAAAACACCTACAGCGTGTACTTTGCGGGCTGGATAAACAACTTCTAATATCGCTGGCCGTCTTCCCTGAAGGAACCGGAAAGCGAGAAGGTGAAGGTCGACGAAACGCGCTTTAAGGCGATCGTCAGCATGCTGGAAGTGGTGCTTCCGCAGCTCACAGCAGACCCTGAGAACCGCGCGACACTGATTGAGTGGGCGTGTGAAAACGCCAATGCCAACGAGAACCTCTTCCCTCAGCGTCTTAATCTTGATTACGACTCGCTGAAAGAAAACCCTCCGCCGGATCCGCCAAAAGCTGAAGAGCCTGGCGGCGGGATGATGCTATGAACACTTTCACCAGAACAGTGAGAGATGCAGTGAAGTTCTTTCTCCGCAACGGCTATTCGTCCCGTGAAGAACTGGAGCGATGGCAGGCCATTATCAGGCAGGCTGCCGAAAGCAAAACCGCCGATGATTATATGGCGATGGTCACCCGCAACCTGACAAAAGCATACGACCTGCAGGTGGGACGCGCTGGCGCGCTGAAGCGCCACCAGGGCATATCCCGTTTTACGCTCAACTACCTTGAGCCAAAGCTGAGGACGGAGCTCGACAGGCGGATCCTCGCCAGTGCTGACCTTATCCAGCTCAACCGCAAAAAAGCTATCGACACTACGCTGTCGCGGTTTAGCGGCTGGGCCAGCAGTATTCCCTCCGCTGACAGCATCGCGCTGAACGGCATTCAGGGAACGATGCGGCAGACGGCTGATCACATTCAGAAGGCCGCCGAGAGGGTGGACTATGAAGCGCGCCGGGTGATGATCGACCAGAACCATAAGCTTATATCCAACATCGACAACGTGATCGCAACGAGCAACAACGCGATTGCGGCGATATGGCACAGCCACTGGCGGCGACCCGGATATGAGTTCCGTGAGGACCACAAGGAACGCGATCAGCTGTATTACCTGATTCGCGGGAACTGGGCGCAAAAAAATGGGTATGTGAGAGCCGGTCCTGCCGGCTACCTCGATGAAATCACACAGCCTGGCGAAGAGGTTTTTTGTCAATGCTATGTGACATACATCTACAACCTCCGAAGCATTCCAGAATACATGCTGACCCAGAAGGGCCAGAAGTTCATGGAGTCGATGAAAGCAGCATAGGAGCATTAAAACGTGGCTATTTTTGGCAGCGGGATAATGTTCCGTCAGGGTAAGTTCGTCTTCCTGATCCAGCGCTCAGATGATGGTACGTGGTGTCAGCCTGGCGGCAAGGTAGAGCCGGGCGAACTGGCTATTGATGCCGCGCGCCGCGAAGTGCTGGAGGAGGTGGGTTATCAGTACGATGGCCCGCTGATCCCGCACAGTGTTCACGGTGATTATCTGACGTTTCGCGCCGAAGTGCCGGAGAGATTCGAAGCGAAGCTTAACGACGAATCGTTGGCCGCCGGATGGTTCCACATTGACGATCTGCCTAAACCGCTACATCAGCCATTCGCTAAGATGCTGGCACGGCAGGCGCTCAATGAAACGGAAGTGGCCGCACTCATCGCTGACGGGACCTTAAGCAGCCCGCAATTCTTTATCAATATGTGGATGTTCGCCATCCGGGTGACCGGAACGGGAGTAACCTGGCGCTCTGCAGATCAACAGATGGCCTTCCGTAACCCGGACGACTATCTCACCCCAGAGTTTCTCCAGCGGGTTGCCGGGCTACCGCTCATATGGCTGCACCCGGAGAAAAATACGCTTGATAGCAATGAATTCGCCAAGCGCGTTATCGGCACCCTGACAAATAGTTGGGTTGCTGACAATGGTGAGGTGTGGGCAATTGCACGCGTATATGACGCCGAGGCTGCCGAAATCATGGCGACCAGGCAGTTAAGCACCTCACCAACCGTCAAGTTTGTTGAGGTTCCCGATTCAATCATTGAGATCGACGGTCAGCCTCTACTGGTGGAGCCATCCCCTGAGCTGCTCGACCACGTTGCAATTTGTGAACAGGGCGTATGGGACAAGCTCCTTGCCCCTACTGGTGTTAAATCTGATTCCATTCCAAACGAGGCTGAAAAGATGGACGAGGAAAAAATCGTAGCGCTAATCAATAAGGCGATTGACGCACGCATGGCTAAGGCTGACTCAGAAGCAGCAGACCTGAAAGCCAAGGCCGATGCCGAAGAGGCAGCTCAGAAAGAAAAGGCTGATGCTGAGGAGAAAGAGGCCGAAGAGGCGAAAGCCAAAGCTGACGCGGAAGAGAAAGCCGCGAAGGAAAAAGCAGATGCTGAAGCCAAAGAGAAGGCCGACGCTGAAGAGGCCGAACGTATGGCGAAAGAAAAAGCAGACTCTCAACTGCGACAGGAAATTGCAGAACTTCGTTCACGCATTCCTACGGAACTGAGCGATGAAGAGCGCAACGAAGTCGCCGACGCACAGGTGAAGGCTGACAGCGTTTTCTCATGCTTTGGAAAACGTGCTCCTGTGCCGTTGTCCGGTGAAAAGCCGCTGGCGTACCGCCGCCGCCTGATGATTCAGCTTCAGGAGCATTCGCCTGACTTTAAGTCTGTCGACCTGTCCTCTATCGCTGATTCCGCGCTGCTGAATGTGGCGGAAAAACAGATCTACGCCGATGCGCAGAAATCGGCAAGTCTGTCGGTTGGCCCTGGCATGCTGCGCGAAATTAAACGCGCTGATGCGACCGGTCGCCAGATCAGCACCTTCGAAGGCGATCCTGCTGCCACCTGGGCTCCGTTCCAGTCCGGCAAGCGTCAGGTCACCAGTTTCAACAACCAGGCTTAACGGGAGCTCTCAAGCATGGCTAATTTATCTCTTAACCCGATGGCAACCACGAATGCGCTGGGTTCCTTCGGTGTACAGTCTGACGGTTATGTTCAGGGCGTGGCGCTCGATGACCCGGCGAACCGCTTTAATCTGGCGGCGGGTACCGTGGCGGCAACGGAAACCAAACCTCTGTGGGGCGGCTTGCCTGTTGCTGAGCTTCTTCCCGGTACCAGTTCTAGCCCTCGTGGATCGACGATTCGTCGTGCCGCCAGTGTGGCTGAACTGGAAGGCTTTACCGTTTTCAATCAGGCGCACAATGGCCTGACCACGCCACAGTCGCCGGTTCCGCTATACGCATCCGGTATGAGTGTGTCGTTCTACCGTCTGGGATCAAACATGCGCGTTCCTCTGAAAGCGTCTGCTCAGGTGGTCGCGCTGGCTACTTCCGGCGCGTCGGTAAAAACGGCGCTGGCGTGGGACTTCGTCAACAACCAGATCACTACCGCTGCCGCTGCGGGTTTTGCTGGCGCTGACATTGCAACTACCGTCGTGACCTATGCGTCTGGTGTGACTACAGCCACCACTGCTTCAGCTCATGGCCTGACGGCTGGCCAGTACGTAAAAATCAGCGGCGTTTCTCCATCGGCGTACAACGGCACCGTTGTTGTGTTGTCTGTCCCGAGTACAACCACCTTTACTTACACCCCGGCGACAGCACCAGGCGGTGCAGCGACCACGCAGGGCACCATCGGTGCGGTAACGCTTTCCGACATCACTTTGCCAGTGAAAGTGCTCGCTGTCGAAACAGGTAACTCCAAAACTGTCACCTATGACAGCTCAACCGGTTTCCTGACCTGGAATAACAATGACAGCTGCGCGCTGGTCTTACTTTAATCGGGAGCTGAATTAAATGGCTGCAATTACCCCCAGCTACACTATCGTCAATCCGTCGTATATCGCGCCGGAAATGATCCTCGGTTACCAGCAGGCGTCAGGTGCGTTTGAAACTATCGCCAGCGGTAATCCTCAGGTCCGACTTGGCGCTGGCGACCAGTACGCCTACATGCGCCGCCTGGATATTCGCACACAGGTAACCTCCAGCCAGTCTGGTAACGCCAACCAGTTGCCGAGCGTGGCACTTGATGCCCGGATGATTTCCACCCCAACTTACCTGTTCCGCTGCCGTGGTATCTACGATCACCACGACATGGCAGCAGCCGGTAACTGGAATTTTGCTCTGCCGGAAGCTCAGCGTCTCGGCATGCGACAGGGTATTTTCCAGCAACTTCGTTCTGCTCTGTTGTACGGCATGAACCCTGCTGGTGGTGAAGGACTGCTTAATACTGCTGGCGCAACAACCGAAACACTGCCGGCAGACAGCGCCGGAAATACCACCGTGCTGACCTACGATCACGGTCAAATGGCCGTTTACCTGCTCGGTCACGTCCAGGCGGCAATGACCCGTACCATGCAGCTAGGTCGCCAGTTGCGCGTCGTTATTCTCGGTCCTCAGCGCGTTCTGGGTGCAATGGAGATCCAGCAGATTGTCCAGCTGACCTCATATCAGCGTCCTGGTGGTGGTACCGATACTGTTGGCGGCACCGTGAAAGAGGTTCTGAAAGGGGCAAATGTTCAGGTGGACTGGGTTTATGACGACACGCTGATCGGAAAAGGCGCGGGCGGAACAGACGCGGTGGTCATTACCATCCCTGAAGTTGAAGTGCCGATGGTCAATTCCACTGTGAACACCAACGAATTCGCCAGGCTGACCCCGTCTCTTGCCGCGAATGCGCTGATGTTCTGTGATATGGCTGCCCCGCGTGAAATTCCGACGCCGATCGCTGGTGGCGCCATTGATGTTCTGTCCGAAATGCGTTCAACCGCAGGCTGGGCAGTTCGTCCGGAAGCCATCACCATCCTGTCTATGGCGTACAGCGCCTGATCCATTGTTTGAAATGAACTGGCCCCCACAGGGATATCTCTGCGGGGGCTTTTTTACGAGGGTAACTAATGAAACTGTATATCGCCAACACCACTAAACAGCGTCATATCTTCACCTATCGCAAGCTGGAGACAGGGAGACTTGTTCAGATCCCTATTGAGCACGGCGCACAAATGATGGTTCTTGATGGCTCCACCGAAGAGGTTGACGCGGTTATTCAGCACCACCGTGTTTATGGCATGGTTGATTCGACAAAAATTGATCAGAGCAAAGATTTTGTCGGTCTTTGCTACAGCATTAACAAGCCTGTTTCGGCAGTGGTAATCGAGAAAACTATTCGCGACAACGATGTTCATTTGACGCGTAACGCTCACAACCTCCGCCAGGCATCAATTATTGCTCACGATAGCACGCTGCGAGAAAGCGGTACGGGTTACGACGGTGATATGGAATTCAGCGTTGAGCAGGCCAGAGGCCGTGATGAAAGCGACGAAATTCAGGTCGTTAACGAGACGATTGTTACTCCGAAAGCCGGGAATAAGAAAAAATGAGCGTAAATCTGGCTGCATTCATCATATTCGTTCGCACAGATATGGGCGTAACCGCCAGCCAGGTTCCTTATGACTCTCCGTCCTTTGTTGTTGCGTATAACGCGGCCGTGGAATGGGTAAACCGGGATATTGAACTGGTTATGCCCAGCCTGTATGAGGTTGCCGTTTACAATCTTGGTGCATCGTTTCTGGTCAACTACGGTACTGAGTCGGTATTTGCTGACTTCAGGAAAGAGTATGGCCTGAATAATTTCAGGGCTGGCGTAATAACCGGAGCCGGGGATAACTCAACCAGCGCGCAGCGTCTGGTGCCGGAATTTTTCAAAGATTTATCTCTGGCCGATTTGCAGATGTTGCAGGACCCTTGGGGACGCCGCTATCTGATGATTGCCCAGCAGTTCGGTAGTCTGTGGGGGCTGTCATGATCACCTTTCATCTTGGCGTTATCGACATTCCCTACGAGGATGAAAACACCACGACCGGGGATGTTGCTGAATACCTGGAAGAAAAATACCAGATTATGCAGACCTTTTTTGACAGGTACGGAAACGACATCTCCGACCTGATGAGTAAAGACCTCGCCGCAAATCTTGAAAATATGCTGGCTGGCGCGCCGCCGTTAAGGGATCCGCTTGCGGAATCCATGTCACGCGTTCACGACCTGTTTGTGGCCTTTCTGGATAACGAAGAGATGAACGGCATGTCAGGTGTGCCAACCCGACGCGCGCTGCTGGGTATATCTAAGCGCTTCAAAAATAAGAAGGGCGATCCGCGGGCATCCTTTATCGATACAGGAAACTATCAGGCGGCAATGCGCGCCTGGGTAAGTGGGGTATTAAATGCCTTCCCTGAGTGAACTACAGCAGAATGCAAAAACAGAGCTTAACGCGGCTCTGACGCAGGGTCTTGACGACATCAGTCGCTTTCAGGTGGTTACGTTTACGAAGTATATCCGGAAGGTTCTTCCGCTTGATGGCTTCGTGTTCTGGGTGAAAGCCTCAGTCTTGTCTGATAACCCGGGCAACGAACCCGACACGGTAAAAGTCAAAGGCTACCTTCATCTGACGACAGAAACCATTCAGGATGATGAACAACTCTACGACCGAAACGTCGTTACGTTTACTGCGCAGGCCGATATAGACCCATTCAACGATATTGGATCGGACGTCCTGTACATCGGCGAGTTTTTTGGCATTCAGTTTTCTTTCTCCCGTCGAACCGGACTGAACGAACCGGCCAATCTTTATCACTACACAGGGGAGGCGATCTATCCGCATATGCGGTCGCAGATTATCAACTCTGCGGATGATATCGACCTGAGTGACGTTGTGGTTTCCAGTTCGTTGCCTGTATGGCTTGGGCTGAGTCAGTTTATGCCAATGTTTCCGGCTATGCTTTCCACGCAGAACCTGTCGCCTCCCTTCGCGACAATACGGTGCAGCAATGTCTCTCCGATCGCCGGGGCGTTTTATATAGATGAGCGCGACAACCAGTACCAACTGGTTTCCGAGGATGTGACGATTTCGATTACGGGCCTCAGGAATGCCGCGGTTGAGGACTTTCTGCGATACGTTCAGCAGTACACCCTGCGCGATGATGCAGAAATGGGCGTAATGAACATCCCCGTTGTGCAGGATGAGCGCGTCACGCAGAACGAACTGAACGTTATCGCCATGCGGAAAAAGGTCAAATTCAAAGTTAATTACTACCAGCAGCGGATGAGGAACGTCGCCCGCAGGCTGATCACGTCTGCAATTCCGTCCATTTATGTGGAGAAATAATCCAAATGGCAATAGTAAATATTAATGTGTCGGTGACCAGTCCGCCGAAACCCTCCCAGTTGTTAAAGTCAGGCGCTCTGGTATCAACGGGGGGAACCACGCTGGCGGCGGGGAGTTATCAGTTGCTGACGTCCAAAGACGATCTAAAAAATATCGTTGCGCCAGCAAAAGCTATTTCTTCGCTTGCGTGGGCCGGGAATACCGTCACGGTGACTCTTTCAGAAAATCATGGCTGGTCCATTGATGAAACGATCCCTGTTGTGATTTCTGGTGCTGCGCCTGCTGCTTATAACGGGGCATATACAGCGTCGGTGACAGGCGAAAAAACGTTTACTTATCCCCTGAACAGTGATCCCGGTACAGCAACGGCTACAGGTACCGTAACGTCTGTTGCCGCCGGAGAACTCCAGCAGATGAACACCACGTACTGGGCACAGGGGACCAGCCGGGCGGTTTATGTCCTTGAGCTGGGTGAGATGAATGTAAAATCTGCGGTTGCGGCCCTTGGTACGTTCATTGATGAAGATACTTCTCTGGGAAACACATACCAGAAATTTTTCTCTTACCTTGTGCCGAGGGAATGGGACGCCGAACCGACCTTTAAAACGCTGGCGAACAATTACACGTCGCCCGGCGCGCTGGTGAAATTTTTCGTCACCACCACGATTGCGACGTACCAGGAATGGGTATCCGGCAAATATCCGAATGTCTTTGCCGGGGTTGAGGCGCCGTCAATTGGCGCAACTGAGTTCTCGATGGCGGCACCGTTCCAGTCCTCACTGGCAAACGATCCGGGGTCATCAAACATGGTCCCGCCGATGGCGTACCGCTTTATGTATGGCGTAACGGAGTATCCGCCGGCAGGTAATGGTACGTTGCTGAAAACCCTGCAGGATAACCATATCAACTATATCGGCACGGCGGCAGAAGGTGGCCTGAGCAATAAAATGCTGGTGGCCGGTCACATGCTTGACGGTATGCCGTTTAACTACTGGTACTCGGTGGCATGGTGTGCAATCAACCTTGAGCTGGATCTGGCGAATGAAGTGATTAACGGTTCTAACACTACTGTTAACCCGCTTTATTACGATCAGCAGGGAATTGGTCGCCTGCAACGGCGCGCTTTGAAAACTCTCCGTTCCGGTATCAGTTACGGGCTGATTCTCGGTCAGGTGATTGATACGCAACTCACGCAGGAATCGTTCAACGCGGAATATGAAAAAGGCTCTTATGCCGGGAACGCGGTCATCAACGCAGTACCGTTCGCTGACTATACCAGCCTGAATCAGTCCGATTACGCCGATGGAAAATATAACGGCCTGAGTGCGGTTGTCACCCCGCGTCGTGGTTTTGAGTCCATCACTTTTAATCTCAACGTGACCAATTTTGTGGGGGCGTAATAAATGCCAAATCCATTAGTACCACAGGGCTTTCTTAACCGTGTCAGGGGTGCGGTGACTGTCACGGATATTCCGGCGCTGAATGTCACCGCGTCATTTCTGGGTAAGGATGCGATCAGTATGCGGCCGGATTCGGCTGCAACGGACATTATCCCCACACTGACCGGAACCGTGGGGAGCCAGGTACCTTATCAGCAGGTAACGATCACGATGCATTTACTGCGAACGCAGGGGCTGGCGGCGAGCTATCAGAACCGTTTCGCTTCTGATACGTCGCTGGGAGAGGTCGTTATCACGCCGGATGCCAGCACCTTCGGAAACTACACGGTCCTGAATGCATATCTGGTGAATTTTAATGAACTGACCATCAACGGTATGGATGCCGGATATGTCGTGACGATTTCCGGTTATCTGATCACCAACGATAAAATGTGGGGCTAATGGGCGTGAAAATTGACCGAAAACTGAATTTTGTCAGCACCATCACCCGCGATGACGGCTCACTGGTGTATCTGCATGTTGTGCCGTTCCCGTATGAAGTCGTTGAGGAAAATTGCGTACTGCTGGGGAATCTGTTCAATAATTTTTTCTCCCTGGTGGGTTCGGTAGGTGCGCCCCGCGTGGCGGCGATGATGTTGCGAAAAATCATCAAAGCGCGGCAGAAGGCAGGAGATCTTCAGCCAGGAACGCCGAATATTGTCGATGAGATACAGCGTCTGACAACGGTCATCTGGAACGATAACGGAACCTGGAAAACGTCTTCGCTGGAGGCTGCATTCAGGCTGGAAATTATCACCGATGATGAGTACCGGGAAGTTGAGGGCGAGGTCGTTTTTTTTATGGTGAGCTCTGCCATTCAGAAAGCGAACCTGATCGCACCGACGGTGGGGAAAGCGCTCGATATGTACAGTGGGCAACTTGTGTCATTGAGCGCTATGGCGTATCGCGATTCTTTACCGACGTCGAAAACGGTTACCGATACCCCGACCCCGGAAGCCCTGCCGGAACCCTCACACATACCCTCCTGACATGGGCCTCATGCGAAGGCTTCAGTCACCTCTGCCGTGAACTGGGCTGCGGCGAATATAAAAGCCCGCTCCATTTCCGGCAGCGGTTCATTCTGGAGGAAATAAGACGCAAGGGGTATTTCAATGGCGGCTAAATCCATTGTCGAAATTGATGTTCAGGACGAGAAATTTCAGTCGTTCCTGGAAAAATTCAATGAATACCAGAAAGCACTCGGCGAATTACCTGAACAATGGCGGGGGGCGGTTCACGGACTCGGCGAGGCCGCAAAGGAGACAGAACGTGTCCGGGATGGTACGGAGGGGATTACAAAAGCGTTCACTGATGGCGTTGCGGCGTTAGCATCTGTTAATGACGGCCTCGATCGACTCAACGGTAATCTGGAGAAGGCCACAAAAACCCAGACGGAGTTTAACAAGAAGTCCGGTGGTGCGCGCAATTTCCTGAATAAAGCCAGCAAGGATGCGAAATCGCTGGCAGGTCATATCAAAGATGCCACAACCAGCCTGCTTTCATGGGGAACCGTTCTGGGGCTTTTTTCCGGGCTGGCTGGTGCGGGCGGTCTGTGGGGGCTTAACCACCTGGCCGGCAATGCCTCCGCACAACGGTTTACTGCGATGGGGCTGGGGACGACGGCAGGTGGACTTAATTCGACTGCTGTCGATTTTCAGAAAGCGCTGGGTAATCCTGTCGGAACTCTGGGTGCCATACGTGATGCGCAGCTTGATTTGAGTAAACGCTGGCAGTTCCGGGCAATGGGAGTCGATAACCCGGACAGGGATCCTGCTGAGCTTTTACCTGAAATGATAAAAGCGGCGCGTGATATTTTTGTGCGTAACGGCAGTACGCAGCAGGGGGCGGAAGCCTACGGGCTGACGAACTATTTCACCCTTGACGATCTGAACCGCTTCAAAAAAATGAGCGATGAAGAAATCGATGCGATGGCGAAACAGGCACAGCAGGACACCCGCCGCCTTCAGTTGACGGACCAGCAGCTTCGCCAGTGGCAGGATTTCAACATTCAGCTCGACCGCAGTAAGGTCAGTATCGGGAATACGTTTATCCGGGGACTGGCACCGCTGGCGCCGGAGCTGGGAAAACTTTCGGATGCCTTTTCCGGCGCGATTGAAACGGTCCTTAAATCGCCGGAACTGGGAAAATGGATTGATGGCCTTTCAGATGGTATACGCCGGTTTGGTAACTATCTGGCTTCCCCCGAATTCCAGAAAGATGTTGAAGCTTTCATATCCGGTGTGGAGCGGCTTGGTCGGGTTATCGGCAAAGTCATTGACTGGATAAGTGGTAAATCCGACATCACGGCGGATGACATTAAATCCCGGTCATCGATACTCAGCGACGAGAAGCGCACCGATCCCGTTACCAGTGAGACTTACACCCCGGGTGGGGATGATGATCCGCGAGTGTGGTCGTGGCTGAAAGGGGTAAAAAAATTCTTTGCATCAGGAGATGTTAAGCCGGTCGACGGGAAACAGGCTGATGTTCATGCCAAGGGGCGAACCATTGCTGACAGGTTCAATAATCCTGCGAATTTACGTTATGCCGCAGGTTATGAAACCGCCAATACCAGAAGCGGGAAATTTGCTGTGTTCCCCAGCCTGGATGAAGGCGTTCTCGCTGCTGCAAAACAACTGCAAATATACGGCACAAAGGGCATCAACAATATCCACGATATTATCAGTAAATGGGCTCCATCTAACGAGAACAATACGAAAGCATATATCGGGCATGTTGTGAATGCGACTGGCCGCAGCGAATTCGAAAAGCTGAATTTAAATGATACCCGGACGCTCGCGAAATTAATTACTGCCATGTCAGTAAAAGAAGGTGCTGGCTCCCGGTTAAGTGAAGGGAAGGTTATACAGATTATCAATAATGCCGGAGGTCATTTTCAGGAATCGCAGAAAAAATCTTTGCAGGATATAAATCCATCCGACAGCGTGCGGGGACAATATCTTGCCCAGTATGGTTCTGAATTGCCCGGTACCAGCACAAGTAACCCTGTCGTACAACCAGTACAACAGGGTTCGGGGAAAACTGACCAGATACTGCAACAAATTCTGGATAACCAGAAGCGTGGTCATGCTCAGGGACTTGTTGTTTATAACAATACCGGCGGTAATGCAGTTGTATCCAGTACGCAACTTGGAGGGTTCGGTTAATGTCATTTACCCGCGAGCTCTACAAGCTCGGTTTTGAAATCTCCCCGGTTATTCTCTGCGATGGTGTGGCGCAGAGTATACCCGGCGGCATGTTGCCGATAGTCGCCCTGACCCAGAGCGCCAGCTACGTTTCAGGTCTGATGGGCGGAGCGACGGGTCTCACCGACCTGGATAAATATTTCTGCCACTGGTCAGCCGCAGCGGGCACGACAATGGTGGATTACGATATCGGTCGTTATCCGTTCGCTAATCAGAAGGTTGCCGCGAATGCGCTGCTGGCTCAGCCTCTGCGCGTGTCTATGCTGATGAATGCGCCGGTGAACGAGAATACCGGCGCCATGACAAAGCTGGTCACGCTCAGCGCGCTGCAGGCAGTACTACAGGGACATGCCAACCTTGGCGGAACGTTCATCGTCGCCACTCCGGCCATCATTTACAGCAACTGTATACTGAAGGCGGTACGCGACGTAACGGGCTCAAATGAACCGCTGCCGCAACGGCAATGGCTGTGGGAGTTTGAGCAGCCGCTGATCACCGAAAGTGAAGCGGAACAGGTGGCAAATAATTTTAAGCGCAGGATTGATGGCGGCGATAAAGTTACGGGCAACGCCTGGACAACGGCGGCGGGAGCGATTGGTAACACGTCAGTTGGTAGCAGTGTGACAAGCGCGGTTATTGGTCTTATCGGAAAGCTGAGCGGGGTAACTGGTCCATGAGTACCGCATTATACCCTTTTTCTGGCAATGAACAGAAAAGTATGGTTTTCAGTCCGCTGCTTGACGGGAAAATATATGACTGCCAGATGAAATGGAATATTTACTCACAGCGCTGGTATCTCAATGTTACGGATAATTCCGGCAATCGGAAATTAACCATTCCCGTTGTCGCGTCTCCAGCGGATTACGATATTAACCTTCTGATGGGGGCATTCAGTTCGACAAAAATGGTCTGGAGAGTTGCCAGCGGCCAGATTGAGGTGATTAACTGATGCGATATTATGATATTAAAATTTTTTACCCTCCCCAGTATCCTCCGGATCCGAACGCAGATACCCGAAAAATTTACAGGCATTACACCAGTCTGAAAAATGGCGTACATAACCCCGGGAGCCTGATGGTTGAATTTGATATTCTGCGTTTTGGGGAATCCACGCCGCAGGGGGAAACCACCATTACGATATGGGGTATCAGTCCGCAGGAAATGCAGCAGGCCAGACAGAATATGTTCGGCATGCCGATAGAGGTAAGAGTCGGGATGTCAAAAGGGCTTCCGCTGGCGAATGCCGGAAAATCGGGGCTGGTTCTGAAAGGTGTTATCTGGCAGGCGCTGGGGAACTGGCAGGGTACCGAGCTGCGTCTCGATTTAATTGTGACGGTGAGTCCGGTTTCTCATGTTGACCCACTTCCGCTGGCTCCCATTAATTTAACGCTCCCCTGGAATAAAGGGCAGAAACTTTCCGATGCTCTGTTCGATTGCTTACGGACGCTTGGTGGTTATACGTTTTCAATCAGTATCAGCGACAGGCTTGTGAATAATTACGACAATGGTATGTATTGCGGGAGCCTTTCCGACCTTGCCGTGTATCTCAATACATTCAGCAAAAGCATTATTAAAGATAAAAATTACGCAGGGGTGGAAATAGCCGTGGTGGACGGTAATGAAATCCGCGTCTACGACAACGACTTCGACACTCACCGGGCTAAAAAACCGGAGGAAAGCGCTGCATACCGTAGGGACCACCCGATACAACTTCAGTTTACCGATCTTATCGGGCAACCCACCTGGATTAAATATAATACGGTTTCCGTTCCCTGCGTGATGCGTGGTGATATTCAGGTCGGAGATTATATTCTGATGCCGAAGGAATCCAGACCGATAATTCAGGCCGCGTCATATTCGCAGTTTCGTGATGAATCGGCATTCAAAGGCCTTTTTCAGGTAACTTTAGTTCGTCTTCTCGGTAACAGTCGGCAGCCTGATGCTAACAGTTGGGTAACCGTTCTGGAGGCTAATCCTTATTCGGAGACACAAAAACAGTGAGCCTGAACAAAAAACTGAGTTTTGGCGGCAATATGAATAATTTCGCCGACCAGAAAATAGCCGCCGCTATGCAGATGGCCGGAAAGATTTTACCCGCAGAGGTCGTCAGTCAGTCCGGGAAAATGGTCACTGTGACCTTTTTGCTGCGGGACATTCCCTACACGTTACCTCAGTTGACCATTCCGCTATTCGGCCCTCAGTACATCAGATACCCGATGCAAAAAGGAGATAAGGGGATAGTCATCCCGGCGGATACCTACCTGGGCGGTGCCAGCGGCCTCGGAGGGGGAACGGCTGATCTGACGCCCCCTGCAAATCTCAGTGCGCTGGTGTTTTTACCCATCAGTAACACGGAGTGGGAGAACGTCGATGGTCAGGTACTGACGCTGTACGGGCCGGAGGGGGTAACCATTCGTGATGCGAAAAGCAACACTACGTTTCTGCTCACACCGGAAAGTATCACGATTGCCACACCTGAAAAATTCGAAGTGACGGTGGGCAGTACAGTTCTGACGCTCACCGCAGGTACCTGGTCGCTGACAGGGCAGAGTGGAACACTGACTGACAGTGCGGCCAGCACCAGCCCGAAAATCATGCTGGAGGGCTGGGAAAAGCTGGTTCAGTGGGTTAACAGCCACAGGCACAGCAATGGTAATGACGGACAGGATACCGGAGGGCCAACGTCACAATTCAACGGGAGTATTACCGAATGAGGACATACGGACGAGATAAAGACGGGAAGTGGGTAACGGTCACGACTGACGAAAACGGGTTTAACGATTCTGTGTATCTCACAACGCTGGTGCAGAATCTGAAGCTGTCCCCGCAGGAGTCCCCGTTTTTTGCTAATCACGGTATACCGGCTAACGGCTCAGTTATTCAGCAGATACTGCCGACTTTTTATGTTAACCGGCTCCAGCAGCAGTTCAGCAAATATTTTTCCTCTCTACAGATTGCGCTGGCGGATGTTGAACCCCCTGTTTACAACATTTCGGCGATTACTAACTCAGGCTCTAAAATAGTGGCTCAGGTGTATGTATGAGTGATTTACCCATTAGTTATGATATTGCCGGCCCTGTTCCTAAAACGACGGATGAACTCCGGCAACTGGTTATTGATACTGCAACAGCGCTGTCCCCTGGGATAACCACAAATCTGCCAGGATCGCTGATTGAAGATATGGTCAGTACGAGCGTCGGTGCGCTTGTGGTATGTGATCAGGCGCGGGTTGACCTGATTAACTCATGCAGCCCGTATGCGGCAAATGTACACCTGCTGGCGCAACTGGGTGATATGTACGGCGTTCAGAAAGGGCAGGGTACCAATACATCGGTTTATGTGGTGTTCAGTGGCCCGCCCGGGTTTGCTATACCGAAAGGTTTTATGGTCGGGGATGGAACCTACACCTATACCGTTCAGCGTGACACGATGATCCCGGAAAGTGGACAAACGGAGCCTGGCTATTGCCTGGCAACAACCGGGGGCTCCTGGGCAGTACCTGCGGGGACTGTAAATCAGATAAAAACCTCAGTACCGAATACATACAACCTGACCTGCACCAACCTTACCGCTGGATTACCCGGCGCGCAGGAACAGACTTTTTCTTCATACCGTGCCCAGGTATTCCAGGCGGGTATGTACGGTGTACAGGGAACGCCTGACTGTTACCGGATTGAACTGAAAAATGTTTATGGTGTACAGGAGAATCTGATCTCATACCGACAGGCATCGCTCGGGGCATGGGTAGCGATTGCTGGTGGCGGCGATCCTTATGAAGTGGCTTACGCTATCTATAAAGCCGTGCCAGATATCTCCGTACTGACGAATGATGTAGTGAATCCATCAGGCGCTGCGGTGGATAAAAAAACGATACCGATCATTGTGTATCCGGATACGTATCACGTGCCGTTTGTAGTGCCATCATCACAAAACGTTACGCTTTTAATCACCTGGAATACAGCCTCAACCAGCTATATCGATCCAACCGGGATTGAAAAAGCAGTGCAGAAAAGCATTGCTGATTACATTAACGGAATTGCAACGGGTGAACCAATAAACATTTTCCTGATTCGGGATATTTTTCTTAATCAGGTTAAGGGGCTTGTATCTTCAAACCTCGTATCAATGATTGATATTCAGGTTGGAATAAACGGAAAAATTGTCCCACCTGCAACCGACTCCAGCCTGGTTTATGATGATACTTACGCCTATTTTTCCACTTCATCTTCACAAATTCAGGTTAAGCAATATGGCAGCTCTTCTTGAAAGCATTATTCCGGCCTACCCCTATACGCAATATAATGACGATCCGGATATAGTTGCCTTTTTTGATGCTTATAACAAACTGGCACAGGGGTATCTTGATTACTTTAACAACCTGAATTTACCTTGCTGGACCTCCCCGGCGATTACCGGTGAGTTGCTGGACTGGATTGCGGCGGGTATTTATGGGGAATCACGCCCCTTGCTTCAAATCTCCGAGGATGCCATTGCTCGTGGGGCGTATAACACTATTGAGTACAATAATGTCGCGTATGCAAAACTGAGAAATTATGTTCCCGGCTCAGCGTCATATGTACCGGACGACTATTTTAAACGGATACTGACATGGAATTTTTATAAAGGCGATGGTTCTCACTTCTGCATCAACTGGTTCAAACGACGGCTTGCACGCTTTATACATGGAGCTAACGGAATAGACCCACCTGTACAGTCCACTTTTGATATTAGTGTAATGCCCGATAAGGGCATTTTTTTTGTCTCCATTCCTGACTATGGCGATGGTGTCGGGCACTTTCTTAAAGATGCAATTGACCAGTCGCTGGTGAAACTCCCATTTATTTATACCTATTCGGTAACGGTGGTCGAGCAATGATTATTGGATTCGGAAATAATGTCGTCTCCTCACTGGCGGCTGATATTACCGCCAGCCAGACGACCATTCAGGTGATGCCTGGTGCGGGAGCGATGTTTGCTAATTTGCTTACCAGCGATTATGCGAACAGCTCAAACCCTCTTAAAACTTACGCCAAAATTACACTGACAGACGCAAAAGAAACGGTTTTTGAGGTATGCCATCTGACAGCAGTTAATAATGACATGCTGACGGTTATTCGCGGTCAGGAAGGTACAACAGCGAAGGGATGGTCACTGAATGACGTTATAGCGAATTTTGCGACGCGAGGATCTGAAAATCAGTTTGTACAAATTGAAGAGCTCCAGAGTGGGCACTATGTCGCTGGTGTGGCCGGAGGTACAAAAAATAATCTGACGCTGGAGTTACCAGCAACTTATTTCGTCAATGGTGGAGTTGACTGGACATTGCGCACTCCACTTGTGGTTATTCCGGCGCTAAACAATACCGGAGCCAGCACTCTGCAACTGACGATGGGGGGGCGTGTGCTTGGCAAATTCCCACTATACAAGGGGAATAAAGCAGAGTTATCGGCCAATGATATTATTAAAGATGCTCCGGTCTTATGCGTTCTGGATAATACAAAAACCTATTTTTCTGTGCTTAATCCCCTGGAGATTTATTTGGGATCACGGTATTTGCAGAAAGACCAGAATCTGGCCGATGTCAACGATAAAGCGCAGGCCCGTCAGTCCCTCCAACTCGGCGACAGCGCGACCCGCAACGTTGGCACCACTCAGGGAACGGTAGCCGCAGGTGACGACAGCCGCATCACTGGCGCCCTGCAAAAATCGCAGAACGGCGGCGATATTCCCGATAAATCCTCATTTATTGAACACCTCGGCATGAAGGAAACGCTTAACCCAACAAAACGCGTGAGTATCGGCAATATCGGAACCGGCGTTTTTGACGGCAGCACACCGTGTATAAATATCGGTGACAGTGACAGTGGATTTATCGGCAGCGCGGATGGCGTACTGGATATTTACTGTAACGGTGCCAAAGTGGGTTATATCAATGGCAACGGATTACACATGCTCACCGATATTCATTTCGATAATGCGCGCATGACCACTAATGGTGACATTTTTAGTTCAGTGTGGGGGAATAACTGGCTGAGTATCTGGATTACTAATCAGCTAAATACCCGTGGGACGATTGACTGGATCAATGGTGAACTGGCAATTCGTGACAACAACATCAACACCCGCGCCACATGGGATTATGTTAACCAGACTTTCGCCCGTAAAAATATCGCCAGCATTCAAGACTGGGGCTGGATTCTGGACGACAGCACCGGATTTATAATGCAGTGGGGACATCTTGATAATTCGAACGGAACCTACAATTTTCCGCGCGCTTTCCCTGTTGGTTGCTTTGCAATTTTTGTAACCAATACCAACGCTCAGGGCTCCCAGGTAGATAACGCATTCGGATACCCGGTGAGCAACAGTCAGTTTTTTGCCGCCACAAAGTCATCAGGAATGGTCAATCTGGTCAATAATTTTCCTGTATCCTGGTTTGCAATTGGGAGATAAATATCAATGAGCGATTATTATTACAGCTTTAAAGAAAAAGGTTTTTTCTGGCAGCCGGATACCAAATCAGGCGATTACCCGGATGATTTAATCCCCCTGACCGATGAGCATTACCGCGAGCTTATGCAGGGCCAGGTGGACGGAAAATATATTGAGCACAGGAAAGGAGGCCCGGTACTGGTTGAACATCGCGAATATACGCCTGAAGAGCTGGTTGCACAGGCTGAAGCCAGAAAAGCGGAACTTCTTGCAGAGGCAGAGTCAGTTATTGCGCCACTGGCGCGGGCGGTAAAACTGAAAATTGCCACAGATGAAGAGATTAAACGGCTGGAAGCATGGGAACTCTACAGCGTAATGGTTAACCGGGTGGATACCACAAATCCTGACTGGCCGGAGACACCAGCCAGTCAGTAAAGTACTTTCTGGTTTAAGGGCATGACAGGTAACCTAACACCTGCATCATCGCATATTTTTGCGCATTCCTAGAGTGTGACGTTTGGATTCATTGCACAAAAATAAGCCAACGTGAGGGCTGAAAATGATGCCAGTAATACAAAGCTTAATACTATGCGTATTTCTTTAATTCTCTTCATATTTCCTCCTGCAAAGGGGGGTACTCAACTATATTTTTACATGTCAGCTACATTCTTCTTTATTTTTACATGTCAGTTACACTCTTCTTTCAGTTGATTAAAGAATATTATTGTTCTGATAGGGAGGTTTTTATAGTAGTTGAATATATATTTAATTTTAACTGAATTATGTTCGCTGTTAGTTATTATAAGTTGATTTTAATGACTAACTCTATGATTGATTATTTTATGAAAATCTTAGAGAGCTATATATGATATAGTTTTTAATTTTCTCGCTTCTCATTGGATGTTATTATGGTAAGTAATGTAATTATTTTCTTGCTATAGGTTATGAATTATATGAGTGCTTAATAGTTAAAATATTAGATGGTTGTCATAGGTACTCATCATTACAAGGGTTTAATTGATTTTTTGTTATTTATTTTATGAAGATAAAAGTGTTGGTAGCGATTTTTTAATAATGGGAATAGGTCTTGCTTATTATTTGCTGTGAAAGCTTTGTGTGCATTGAAGTGATAGTATGGACGGTTATTCTTCACATGAGAAGAGAGGAATCTGTGCTAGTGACTCTTTGTTGAAGTAAGTTATGATAGTTTTGTTTAACTCTAATAGAGCACGGTAGATACACAATGAATAAATGCAAGCTTCATTCTGTTTATAAAGGTGTGAGGTGTTAATATGAAAAAGATTTTTTCTTTCTGTGCTTTGTTAATTATAGCATGGCCTTTGAGTTCGTGGGCTGAATGGACAGGAGATAGTTCTATAAACATTATGAAAAAAATCACCTCTGGTTTGTGCGTTATTGCGTTATTAAGCCTCATTTGTTCTTTCAACGCCAGCGCTGAGTGGACAGGGGATAATGTAAGTGGCTATTATAAAAATAGGGTTGTCAGCGAGTTACACGTTGGTCAGGTAGATAATGGGGATTGTTTTTGTATAAATTGGTTAGAGCTAATGGTGGTGATACTCCTGTTACTTATGGGCTCAGTATCAAATCAGAGTGTATGGGCTCCTTCTTTTAAAGTGCTCAAGGAACAAGCTCGGTATTTTTACGCCACTGGACAAACTATAATGGTTTATTTTAGGACTACTACTTGGACATATAAACCCTTTTCAGATGCATTTTCAAATAAAGTCCTTACAGGATTTTCGACATGCAACAACGCAACAGACTGCTTTGGCCCTACGCCACAGTAAGAGGGAAGTGGAACAATGAAAAAGTTAATATTACTGACCTTCATAATAGCCAGTTTTGATATCTATGCGATAGATTTTGTTTATCGTGTAGATCCAAATCCACCGGATGTTATTTTTCGTGATGGGTTCTCTCTACTTGGATATAATCGGGACCTACAGCAATTGATCAGTGGAAGATCATGTGCTGGTGGAAGTAGTGACAGTCGTTATATTGCAACGACCTCAGATATTAATAAAATATACGCTATAGCCAGAGCGTACTATTCTCATTCAAAATTCAAAGGTAATCTGTACAGATATAAAATTCGCGCAGACAGTAACTTTTACAGTTTGACTCCATCCGTCAACTACCTGGAATCGCAAGGCGGTCACTTTAATACTTATGAAAAAAGCATGATACGATTACAAAGTGAGTATGTTTCCACATTGTCTATTTCGCCGGAAAATATTCAAAAGGCAGTGGCGCTCGTTTATGATAGTTCAACAGGTCAGATAAAGGATGGCACAGGTACAATAAATACCGATTATGTAAGTATAAGCAGTGTGTCGAATCCAGGAGTGATACCTTTTCTCCCCGAGCCGCAGGCTAATACACAGCAACGAATTGATGCATTTGGCTCGTTAATAAGTTCATGTTTTTCAATTTATAGCGTGTGTCAGACACATAGAGGTCAAAAAACTGAAGTGTACAAAATGCCATTTTATGATGCAAGGCCAGTAATACAATTTATCATTTCAGGTGAATGAGGGTTAAAGTATTCTGCGCATTAAATTAAACAGGCCTCTGTCAGTAGTCTGTTTAATGCTGTTAATAGCTACTGATTTCTGAACAGATTTATTTATTATTAAAGATTAATATTCATATCATAATGATGACACTATTCCTGCTGGAATTATAAAACATGGAAATCGGGTGATGCACTTTATTAATATTGAGAGAAGCTATCATGACTAAAGATGAAATCTTTGCGTCTATCCTTAATAGAGAGGGCGGTTACGTTAATCACCCTGACGACAGAGGCGGTCCAACTAACTGGGGGATCACCCTGACGACAGCGCGAGCTAATGGTTACATGGGCGATATACGAAATCTTACCCGTGATCAAGCGTTAAAAATTCTTGAAGCTGATTACTGGTATGGTCCGCGGTTCGATCAAGTCGCCATCATATCTCACTCTGTCGCTGTTGAGCTTTGTGATACAGGTGTGAATATGGGGCCATTTATCCCGATTAAGTGGTTCCAGCGTTGGCTTAATGTCTTTAATAATCAACAAAGATTTTATCCGGATTTGATAGTGGATAGTCAGATTGGTCCACGTACCCTATCGGCGTTGAGATTTTTCCTCTCTATCCGGGGAAGTGAAGGTGAAATGATACTTATTCTTGCGCTAAATTGTAGTCAGGGGCAACGCTATCTGGAACTGGCTGAACAGCGTCAGGCTAATGAATCATTTATTTACGGATGGATGAAGGAACGTGTTAAACTCTAATTTTCATTAATCTGCAATATGGCTGTTTGCGATGGATGCATCGATACGGTTTGTGTCACTGTCGATGAAATAGTAAAGCCGTTAAGAATCATAATTGCTATTTTAAAGAGTGGAAGCTTTCCATGCTTTTTTAATCACCCATCCATTTAAAGTCAGCCTGAGAAAGTTAATCTATGAGGGGCATAATATTTCCATCCAAACATCCTTACAGCAAGATACATTAATGTTCGTTTCCATTTTGGCACACCGAGTACTGTCATTCCATCCAGGAATATTAGGTCGGATTCTTTTCTGTCGCGTAGTGAATAGTGATACAGGTAGTCGTGAATGATTGCTGCTTTGGCATACTCTCCATCCGGTGGCAACAGTGACCAGAAAATACGCGGAACAGTGGCTAGATCGGTAATGAAACCGACTGGCACTTCAATTACATCATTTTTATCTTCACTGAGATAAAATCGGAACGGTTCGTAAACCCGCCATCTATAATGACCTAACATTTCCATTATTGCTGGAGTAGTAAAACAACTCATAATTTTACCTGTTATTAATCCCATGTGTTGAATTATCAGGGAATATATATCGCAAAAATCTATAATGGGGAAAGTTGACTATTCCTGCTGTTTATGACTATCTGCTAATATATTATGTAATAATATGACGAAGACATCATTTTTGTTGATGAATCCCTCATCAACAACGCCGTGCTAAAAACGCCACAGGATAATGATCAGAAGCGAGTTGTGGATTACGTGATGCTTCAACCCTTTGTGAATAAGGTGCTCTATCAACAATGACCCCATAATCTAAAATACCACCACCAATTTGCGTGGGTACTGTAGGTGCGAGTACGGTTACAGATCGTTCCAGATGCTCAGTCATCAGGTCACGTTCAAGTCTGTCTGGGGCGCGATTAAAATCCCCGGCAAGAAACCAGGATAAATGCCGCATCTGAGGTTGTCTAAAAAAATTAGTGGTAACCCTGACAATAGCTGCAGCATCCGGACCTCCATTAGCCAGTGCGTGCGCTGTCAGAAAAACATCATTACCCAGTCCGATGCCAATGACGGGGCGAGATGCGACAGTTGTCGGACGCAAGACATAAACATTATCCGCTCTTTGTCTGGTAACTATTGCCAGATTAACACGGCGTGCTCCAACATCAATACGCGAGTAGTAGATATATCGTGTATCTTCACGTCTGGTGGTTCCGAGATTCCAGGTATATTCATCAATGGGAATACCCACTCCAACAGGCTGAATATGTCGCCCGGTAGGAACCGCTGAGGAGGGGAGAGTACCGGCTTCCTGGACCATAAGGATATCCACACCGGCAGTACCACTTAAAAGCTGTCTGACATTGACATTCCATTTACTTTCTGTAGATGCTGAAGATCCCTGAAGATTCCAGGTCATAATTCTGTAGTCGCTGATATTCGCGCAGGCAAAAGAAATATAACTGCAGATAAGCATTATCAGAAGGTGAATAAAATTCTTTTTCATAATCCATTCTCCTGTTGAGTCGCTGAATTATTGATTATTTGTTTAAATTGAATGAGATAAAAATTCATATATCTTGATGCTTTCATTAGTATTCGCCAGTATTATATTCGTTTCTGGATAATGATTGCATTCATAATAATATCCGTTCACAGTATTGCTGTTGATTGTATCTTGGCAATGTATGCTTCATGTTCCATACATTGCATAAGGTAGTTTCAAAATACATCATGAAACGTAAATCAAACCGAAATAGATGTCTGATATAGAAGTAAATTTATATTTATTTAACGAAGTCATTGTTTGGTTTGTTACTGTGAGTAGAGTCAGACGATTATATGAATAATGTGCATGAAATTTAAATTTCATGCTGCTGAATTTTTCAAATTGTATCCTGATGATTTAGTTACATAAAGAGAAGTGTCGTCCGTTCCGGTTATTCGGCCTGGATGTAGATTGATGACGCTCAGTTTTCATTATCAGAAGACAGTGCTGATTAGCGTAACGCGGGGTCATCGTTCATTATGATAATGTCCATATGAGTATGTGAGTTTGATAGTGGTCTGGGGGGAGAAGCTGAATACCACAGTTCATACTATGTGGGCGTGAACGGTAGGTTGATAGTGGTTCTAATGAACAATCGCCAGTTACCGTGGCTGGTACTAGTGCAATACGAAAGTACAAGAGAATCCGAAACCAGCTACTTATTTGTTACTTCAAACATTTCCTCCAACATACGGTTTAGTTTTTCACGATCGCTTTTGCTGGCGTTGCTATTCAAGCCGTTCGCCTGCATAGGCTTAACCCTGGCATCAGCATCAGGAAAAATCCGGTGTACGCGTTTGGTTAGTTCATTCAGGATGATGTCTTTTGCCCTAGGCAGACCTACAACATTGCGTTTGTCATAAACGAGTTCGACGAACATTTTTCATCTTCTCTCTTTTCTGGTTGGATATACAGTTATTTTTAGCTGGCTATTTGTACAGTATCAATATGAAAGTAGAGAAATGCTTGGGGCATTATTGGGGCAAAAAGGGGGCTTTTGGGGCAGTTTTGGGGCAAAAAAGAACGTATAAAATTCGGTAGAGTTCACATAGTACCAAAATGAAAATTTTGTAACTCACTGAAAAATCATATGCTCTTGGACGATCTTTAGTGATTTTGAAAATTACGCAATCACATCCTTTCAATGATAGCGTATCAGCTTGATAATGCGTTTGAGATCGTGTGCTTAGCTAACCCGGGAGATTCACTATGCAGTTTTCAACAACCCCAACGCTGGAAGGACAAAGCATCGTGGAGTATTGCGGTGTGGTAACGGGCGAAGCCATTTTAGGCGCCAATATTTTCCGCGATTTTTTCGCCGGCATTCGGGATATCGTCGGCGGACGTTCCGGCGCGTATGAGAAAGAGCTGCGTAAAGCGCGTGAAATCGCTTTTCAGGAACTTGGCGAGCAGGCTAAAGCGTTGGGCGCCGATGCGGTGGTAGGCATCGATATTGATTACGAAACTGTCGGCAAGGATGGCAGTATGCTGATGGTCAGCGTCAGCGGAACGGCGGTGAAAACGCGCCGATGA